TGGCGAACAGGGTCGATTATAAGAGTGCAACCGCTTTGACGGTTCGTCTTGTTACGGAGTTTGAATGTAGTTTTCATAGTGTGTGTGGGTTTGTGTGTGTGTGTGGTTGGTTAAAACTCGGAAACAATGACGCCGCCGTCGAATTCAATAAGCTGTCCGCGGTCTTGAATATACTCTCGGATTTCTTCGTCTCGCGCGTCGTCGTCTTCGGGGGCTTCCCCTAGGTCTGCCCCGTAAGAGTCTGCCCACGCAACTAGGCTGCGGTATTCGCTAAAGTCGCAACGTAGGGTCACGCGGCAGAAATCAAACTCACAGCCAGTTTCGTCTTCGTATTGTTCGAGCCATTCAACAAGCGCCTTTGCGCCGTCATAACTCCAATTGGCGAATTCGTCGCTGCGTAAGATGTCGATTGCTTCGGTGGTGGTTAGTGTGGTCTTCATAGTGTGTTTTGTGTGTGGTTGTTTTGTGTGTGTGTGGTTTTGTGTGTGTGTGATAGTAAATTAATTATTCTACAAGGTCGCCGTGCGTATCGGTAGCAAACGCCGAGATGGTGTTTTCCCATTTTAACTCTTGCGCACAAAGGTGAAGGGCTTCGCGGCGTGAATGGGCTGTTGTTGTTTCAGCAACAAGCGTCCCGTTGTCGTCGTATTGGCAGTGTATTGTGTACATTGTGTGTGTGGTGTGGGTTTGCGCCCCTAAGTCGGGGCTGTGTGTATGGTGTTTTGTGTGGTTGTTTTCGTCGGCGTCGTGCCTTCGATGGTTTCGACAATGTACACCGAACAACCCATTGCAAGACTTTTTTTAAATAAAAATGCATTTTGTTTCGGAAGCCGCATAAACAGTAGGATGGAGACCGAAAAAAATTTAAGTAACACCATAAATGCCGCGCTCAAATGCCCCTTAAGTGTGTGTCGGTGTCCTGTAGGTGTCCTTTGAGTGATGTGCTGACAGGTGTATATAATAGTGTGTCCTGTGAGTGTCCTTTGGGTGTCCTGTAGGTATCCCGTGAGTGATAGTGGAGGCGTCCCTGTAGGTGTCCTTTGAGTGTGTCCCTGTAGGTGTCCTTTGAGTGATACTAGAGGATGGGCAAAAACGCGTGTTCGCTCAGACAAGCGGAAACACACAGACAGGCACGGAACACCTCGAAAACACCTCAAGACAGCCAGCAGGGCATCTATAATCCCCTGCGAAGCCCCGTGATAGTGAAGGACACCCCCATGCGGTGACAAAGGCGTGCCACACGTGCGCAAACACGGGGCGCCACGGGGGAAACTCAGCGCCGCGTATATACGTATACCCTCTCAAAAATTTTTTTCAAAACAACCAGAGGACACCTGTAGGCCACCAGAGGACACCAGAGGACACCTATAAGACACAAAAAGACCCCCAGAAGACGTTTTAAGGCCCCCTGAGGGTCAACACACACAACATACACACAAAAGCCTTGTAGGGCTCGCTAGAGCGCTATTCAAAGTCTTCCTCGTCGTCCTCCTCTGTTACCCACTCAATGTCCTCTTCAATGCTACCTATGGCATCCATTTGGGCGTGGTGGTACTTGGTGGCCTCTAGGAGCAACCCAGTGGTTGCAAAGGGGTCGCTGTGGACACAATCAAAGAAGGAGGGAACGTCGTCATCCTGAACAATGATAACATAGTTCTTAAAGTGTTCCCCAAGGATACCTGAGGCTTGTTCTAGGGGACTCATTTAGACCCCTTTACGTTTACCTTAAAGGACAACTTAGAGGGCTTACCTTTAGCCCAGTCAATCTTGTCGTAGTTCTTGTCCTGTTTGGCCTTGTTGTGGCCTAGGCGGTATTGGCATCCTTTTCCCATACTATAAAAAGTTCTTGTTTTGGTGTTCGATGATGACCTCCATAACATCTCTATTCTCCTGAAGGACATTTTGGTGGTGCATTAAGACCTGAACAACAGCCTCAAGAGCCGCTTCGTGCTCCTCTAGCTTATCGCTCAGTGTCCCTAGGGTGTTGTTGATGGCAGCCACTGTCAAACCAAAGGTGACTATTAGGGCTGCTATGAGTACGGGCTTCATTGCCCTTAAAATGGGGTGTTTACCCCAATCAGTCAAAATAACTTTTAGTGGCTTAAAGGTATTCATAAGTGTTTTACAAGTGTTGAGGCTTTTTACCTATTTTAAAGGACACTCTGTGTTTCCTTATTGGAGGGAACTCGCCTTCGGCTCGTACTTATTATTTGGACTTGTCTTTTTTAGACAGAGGACACTTTAAGGTTCCTTATAGAAGGAAATTGTAATCGGGAATTTAACTCCGTCAAGCCTAATCCATCAGGGATTGTTCTTTTTTCGTTATCTCGTCCCTTTCACCCTGTTCTTAACTGTCCCGTGCATAAAGGTTGTTGATTATCAATGACTTACGTTTTAACACTTAACCCACCAATATTTGTTACCAAGTAAGGGTGTTCTGACTACCACCACGGGTCTTAAAGTACGCATCAGTAAAGGCTTGTAGCTCCTTATCGAGCATATCGTTCTTTCGTTCCCTCATCTTGACCTCAGCATCCTGAGCCATTTGTTCTGTCCAGTAAGCGACAGCGATACTGAGGGCATCAAGGCGGTCATCGTGGGTAATAGCACCACGTTCCCTAGTTAGACGTGACATCTGGTAGAACAGACTGTACTTCAGTTGGCTCTCGTGGGGGTACTTTTGGATTGTTTCGTAGTCCTCCTTGACCACATCAGGGTCAACGACCAGCTTATGTCCTGCCATTACTGGTTCTAGAGTGTCGATAATACGTTTCTCTTTCTGGGTACTGTGACGTACCTCTTCGATACTTACTGGGTAGATACGTGTCAGGTATGGCTTGAGTAGCTCATTGAACATACCGTCACCAAAGTTACTTTCGGTAATGATATAGTTTACCTTGTGTTCCTTAGCCATCTCAGCGAGAGCAGTAAGGGTTTGTTCTGAGTAACCACCTGAAAGACCACCAGCAGCGGGAACGTACAGATAACCGTTAAGCATTTTTACAACTGCGTAACCAGTTTCGTCCTTACCTCTACCAGCGGGGTCAACAGCAAGCACACTACCAGTGTACGGTATGTGGTCTCCTATGGCCTTCATAGGGCGATAATAGCGCTCTCCCGCAAAGGCCACATTGGGCACACTGGAGTCCCACTCAAGGTCTGGGTCACGAGCCCACACGTATCGCTCAGGGGCAATCTCGTTGTCGATACTCGTAACAATGAGGTCTGAAATCTTCAGAGGGAACTTGTCGATGTCCGAAAGGCGGCTATCCAACATGAACTGCATCGCGTAACCAGCGGAACCATAACTGATTTTACGTTCACCTAAATCAATCTCGGAGAACCTTAGGGGCTCTGTGGCTTTACCCTTTTTGTCACCGTCCACACAGAAGGCTGCTACGGTACCGTTATACGTTCTTTCGTTGGTGTTAGGGGGAATGTACTCAGAGGGCCACACACGGGCCTTGTAGCCCCTTTCTTGTAGCTTAGAATAGATGCTGTCTTCTGTTTGGGGTGTTCCTAGGAAAAGTATCTTACTGGACTTCTCTGGTTTGATGATGGCGTCAAACTCTTTAACTTGCTCCGAAAGCTTTTCCCGCATCAACTGGGTAGCACTGTTGTTGGCTACCTCGATGTCGTCGGCAATAATGATGTCAGCACGGGAACCAGTGAGCTGACTTGTGATACCTAGGGATTTTACGGAAGGGGCGTGAGAGGCAGGCGCTGGGCCTACATCAAAGGAAATCTTAGATTGACGTTGGTTGTCCTTTGGTCGGAGGTGCTGCAATATTGGCATCTCGTTAATGAGACGTAAGGTGAACGTACTGAAGTCATCCGAGCGGGTCTTAGAGGCAGATACCACTAGAATGTTTAGGGCAGGGTTCAGGAGCAACTGGTGGACTACATAGGCAGAACAAATCCACGACTTACCACACCCACGGAACGCTTGGATGATTGCCCGTCGTTCGTCTCCGTCCATATAACCAGCAATGTCATATTGGAGGTCGGTGGGGTCGGGCAGGTTAAGCTGCTTCCAAGCCAGAAATAAGAAGTTCTTAAAGTCCTTTAGCTGTGGTGGGATTTCCATACATTACTTGTTTCGACCACGGTTCTCTTTCTTGGATTGTATTCGCAGGTTGGACATAGAGTTGTTATGAGGGTTGCGGTCTTTGTGGTCGATGTCTTTTCCTTTTACCGCAGCAGCACCTTTAGTTTTTATAGCTAACCTACGAGCCTTGTTGCGGCTACTACGGCGAGCCCGTTGTTCGGGCTTGGAGTGATACTCTTTGTACTCTTTCTTGTAGTCTCTGCTCATTTTACTGGGATATTACTTGGTCTACACCTTCGTCGTTAAAGGGAAGCATACTGACTAGGTTAGCCATTGGGTTGTCGTCTTTAACGGCTGCGTGAATGTCGTTATCTTTAAGAAGCTGACGGGCAGCGTTAAGGTCACTGGGAGAAGCCTCCCCGCTTTCTATGCGGCGAATGAACTCGTCAATCAACAGGTCTTGGAGACCGTGTAGTTTTTCGTTGTTTTTAGTCATCTGTAAATTCCTTAAATATTTTAATCGTTAACCACACCAGCGTCATTATACCGACGGCAATAGCTACGGATGTATTGATATGCTCAAGAGTTAGTGTTCCGAGGAGTCCTGTGACGCCTACGGCTGGAGTTAGATGTTGGGAGTTCATGGTTGTTAATAAAGGTATTTATCGGAGGTTAGAATTGGTTTAATTTTTCAAGGATGTTACCCTGCGCTGGTGGACGAGCTTCTACATGTTCGATGTACTCAAAGATGGTCTGCCCGTCTTTGTTTCGGTATAGCTGCGATTCGCTAGATTCATCGGATATACGCTCGACAGCTTTTTCGATATACTTGCTACGTATCTCTTTTATGCGGTCGATGCCTTTATTGTAGAGTTGGTCAGGATTATCTGGGTTGGGCTCTACGGTGTAATCGTTATAATCAGCTCGCCAATCATCGGTGTTAATCATATCACCAATCTCGTGGAGCATATCGTCGTTTTCGTTT